CCACTCCTTCACCTCGTCGTCGTTGAGCTTATGAGGCATAGAGAGACTTTCCGGCCTTGCGGTCCCGTCCAATCTGGTTTCGACGCTTGCGCATCCTTACGGAGTGACGCTTGAGCACGTCCAGGGTCATGCCGTTATAGCTGGGCTTGGTGACGGTATGCGTCTTCGGCCGCGTAGATAGGATGTATCCAAGCGGATCTACCGCGTGGTCATCTCCGAGGTAGAACTCTCGGCGCCCTTCGCGATGGATGCGCTGTTCGTCGTAGTGGAGCCCGAGCAGCTCGCGAACTAGGTTCGGGCAGTTCTCCTTGATGATTCGGAGCTTCGGCAGATTCTTGGCGCCGCTGCGGTCCATGTAGTTCGCGATCTGGAGCCGGAGCGCGAGACGGTTGCACTCGACCGGCCGGCAAAAGAATCGGTGGTCGATCGCCATGTCTTGCGCGATCTGCTTCGCTTGGCCGTGTGCCTCGCGAACGCGGTCTGTGATCTTCGGCGTTCCATTTAGAATGGACTGAGCCTCGATCGCTTCGATGTGCGCACGCGATCCGCGCTGATTTTGGTAGTACTCATCGTAGATGATGACCGTGCCGTCCGGAGCACACGCCGCCCAAAGGTGGCAAGTCTCGTCATTCCAGCCGAAGTCCATCCCCGCAATACGCTTCCAATCGTGGGGCATTGGGACGGGGTGTATACATATCTGTCCGTCCCCTCCGCTGATACCGTGTGGCGTAATGTGTCGCGATATGTCCTCAACCGGACTTGCTTGGAACTGTTGGAAGACTCTGCCGCCATAGAACACCCACTCCCCTCGAAACTGCTCTTGGAAACGCGGGTCGTCCGGACCCATTTCCTTGAGCGCTTGCTCGTAACGGTCCATGTCGTAGTCGGGGTTGCTCTCGGGCGGGTACTTGAAGACCTCGAGCCCATCGTTCTGCTCGCCGATCATTGACTCGCAAAAGTCTTTGATCCACATGCCGCGCACATCCGGCGTAGTCGGCCAGATGAAACGCTGGCAACGGGTGCGAAGGCCCCGGAAGAACACGCTGCCCTCAACCTGCGACGTCTCGCTTATTAGGCAAGTACCCCACTGATCGCCGAGGAGGGCGCTGAAATTCTTCGTCGACTTCGCGTGGAGTTCGGCGTTGGAGCGGATCAGTGTATAGGGCAGGCTGTCCATCTGGAACGGCCACTCTTCGACGAGAATGTCCTTACCCCACGGCCCCCAGTGGATGATCTGCTGCTTGCGCCGATCCCAAATCTGCCAGACCTCTACGCGGCCGAGTGCGTCCGTGTGCTCTGCCTCAAACTGGACGCGCACTCTCGGGTTACGGGGAAGGCGCGTCGTGATGTGGGTCGCGGTCGCGTTCTCCGGAATACGGAACGGCCTCGAATCGGCCTTGAGGTCGTCGAGCCGCCACCAATCGCGGAACGCAACCCATTCCTGTTCGTCCGGATCTCTCGGCAGCGCGTCGAACCTAATATCGGACGGATGCGTATACACCGCATAAGGCCAGCCCTCGCGCTTGTGCTTGTGCGGCTCGATCAGCACCCGCTTATCCGACTTGCCGTCCCGCCTAGTAGTCTCTGGTATGTACCCGTGTCGAATGACTCCCCACCCGCGGAAGTAGTCATCGTTATAGGCCATCGTCATCTGTTTCTTGAAATCGAACTCACGCACGCGCCAGTTGCAAATCTGCTGCACCACAGCGGACGCCACGAACCGAGTAAATGGGTCGGTCTGCCCCTGCGGTCCCGGGGTAGATAGCTGGCGGAATCGGTTCGTCACGCGCGACGCGGGGCGCACGTTGACCTTCGGGTGACGCATAATCACCTGAGGCTCATGCGCGCGGTAGTTCGCGTACAGCATGTTCGCCGTGATCGCGTCATACGGCCACGTATGATTCGAGCGCAGAATCCCTAGATCGTCTTCATCCAGGTCCGGCCACTGCGCTTCGTTGAACTTGTACGCGATCGAGTAGCGTGCAGTCGGGAGTACGTGGTCCTCATAGAAGACATCGGCCAGCGCAATCGCAGCCGTCCACTCCTTCACCTCGTCGTCGTTGAGCTTATGAGGCATAGAGAGACTTTCCGGCCTTGCGGTCCCGTCCAATCTGGTTTCGACGCTTGCGCATCCTTACGGAGTGACGCTTGAGCACGTCCAGGGTCATGCCGTTATAGCTGG